GGTAACAGTTGTTTGTGAGCCAGGTAATCATGGAAGAATTGGAAAACTTGGCGAACTTCCAAAAGATGTGAACTGGGACAAGTTGGTCTATATGTTTGCTGGTCAAGCTCTCAAAGGCGAGAAACGACTTACTTGGCAAATGTCCAAGGAAGATATTCAGCGCGTAGAGATTGGCAACTATAAAGCCCTGCTTATTCACGGCGATGAAATCCGCTGGGGTACTGCCTCAACGATTGTCAGGTTTGCTGACCGCTGGAAGTCAGGGGCTTACAAGTTCTTTGATGAAGTGGACAAGATTACCAAGGGATTTGATTTCAGAGATTTATACATTGGTCACTTCCACCAGCACCAATCATGGAACATGGCTAATGGTGAAGGGCAGGTCTTTATGAGCGCAGCGGTTGAATCCGGTAATCGTTACGCTAGAGATTTACTTGCTTCCAATGGCGAGCCTTCTCAGCGTTTGCACTTTGTGGACCCTGAGCGTGGGCGCGTAACAAGCGAATATCGGTTGTGGCTATCGTGAAGGGTTGGTACTGATGCGTGCGCGAATCCTTGTAGGCGATGTTCGCACTCGCTTATCAGAAATCCCCGATCAATCTGTTCAATCTTGCGTTACTTCGCCGCCGTATTGGGGACTTCGTGATTACGGTGAAGATTCCCAAATAGGACTTGAGCAATCTCCTACCAAGTATGTTGAAGAACTTGTCAAAGTGTTTCAAGAAGTTAAACGAGTTTTGCGTGATGATGGCACTCTTTGGCTCAATTTGGGAGATTCTTATAGCGGTAGCGGCAAAGGGCCAAGTGGCAATTTGGGAAAGACCCATGATGAGCGCAACATGGAAGAAAAGCACTCGGCAATCGTTCCCGATGGGTTAAAACCCAAAGACCTTGTTGGCATCCCTTGGCGCGTAGCCTTTGCTCTACAAGCCGATGGTTGGTATTTGCGCCAAGACATCATTTGGGCGAAACCAAATCCAATGCCGGAATCTGTTACGGATAGATGCACCAAATCTCACGAGTACCTGTTCCTTTTGAGCAAATCGTCCAAGTATTTTTATGATAACGAGGCGATAAAAGAACCTACCACCACAAGAGATGATAATGAACGGGATAGAGATTCCACCAAATTAAACAATGTACCCGGACGAACTCGCATGGCTGGATTGAAAACTAATGACTACGAAATGCGCAATAAGCGTGATGTATGGACTATCAATACGAAACCTTTTAAGGGAGCGCACTTCGCCGTTATGCCAGAAGCGTTAGTTGAACCTTGTATTTTGGCTGGGAGTAAAGAAGGTGACACAATCCTTGACCCATTTAGCGGGTCGGGAACGGTTGGCTTGGTGGCACTTACCAACAATCGAGAGTATCTAGGGGTTGAGTTGAACCCGCAATACGCCGAAATGTCCGTTGAACGCATTGGATTAGGGGCAGAACTTGGATAAAGAATTGCGCGAGCTGACACTCATCGCTATAAGAAGATGGGAAATGCGGTAGCAGTACCAGTTGTGGATTTTCTTATTAAGAGGCTTCTTCATCCATCTCTTTGATTAACCATTCCCAAAGTTTTGGATTTTGTTTCAAAGTATCCATAAAATGAAACCCCACGATGTCGCAGACTTCTTCTTCATTGAAGCGTTTTCTGTCATGGATTGGGGTTTCAGCTATTACCGCATGGGTAATTTCGTGCATAAGAACTCTTAAAAGTTTGTCGTCTTGCATAGAAGGCGAAATATGAATTGTGTTGTTATCTGGGTCGCATAGCCCGTTATTGTCATCTGAAACATAGTCGTACCGCACCTTGTATCTTTGCCCAAAAATCTTGATCGAAGTGGGGCGGTTATTGGGAGCCATGCGCCAATCTTACCTTGCGACACGGAAAGTAATGCTTGACAATAAAGATTACGCTCCGCTAGATTACGCTCAATGGGTCATAAGACCCCCAACAGAAAAGGTGCAAAATGAGTGAAAAAGTAGTAAATCCAGTAAGTAAGATGCTGGAGCCGTTTCCAGCCAATGAAATCAACCAGATTCCCAAGGGTGGAATCCAGCTTGATTATGTAGGTCACGCTGCCCTGACCAAGCGATTGCTTGAAACCGACCTAGAATGGTCGTGGGAGCCTTTTGCCGTAGGCGAGGATGGATTGCCTAAGTTGGATGATAAAGGCGGTCTATGGATACGCCTGACGGTCTGTGGCATTACTCGTATCGGCTATGGAGATTCCGGAAACTCCAAGGGAACCAATGCAGTTAAGGAAGCCATTGGAGATGCTTTGCGTAATGCTGGCATGCGCTTTGGGGCAGCCCTTGATTTGTGGCACAAAGGCGATCTCTTTGACCTTACTGAATCGCGTGGCAATGGCACACCAGAGAAGGTTAAAGCTGATAAGCCAGCACCCCGTAATGTTGAAAAGCCAACCCACACAGATGCCCAAATTGCCCGCGCACATGTTCTAGTTACATCCATTAAGGCTCATACCGATGTTGAGAAGTTGCGGAAGTTGTGGTCTGAATCCACCGAATTTTTGGATATTCCCGTTGATGGAACAACACTCAAGGATGCAATCAATTCTCAGGTTTACTACATTAAAGAAAATGAGGAAGCATGAACGGAGAAGATTTAGCCAATTTTGGCACACGCATTGCCCTTATTGAGAAATCCCTCTGGTCATCAGATGCCGAACTTTGGTTTATCAAATTGGATAAGGGAACACGCTTTACTTCAGAAGATTTGATCGAGGCAATTGGATTACCAGGAGAAGGAACCATCAACTCCAACAATGCGGTTGGAGCAAAGATGCGCGAATGGTCGCATGATGGCTCAATCTCTCGCGTGGGCTTTCAACGCGCTACTCGCCTCACTTCTCATGCTCGCGCCATTGCTTTATGGGAGAAATTATGAGCGAAGAAACCAATGACTTTCTCTATCGTTTTCTTACCGAAGCCCTGACCGCGCAAGACAATAATCGCTCGCGCTCTAAGCAAATAGAGATTGGACCCTCTCAACTTGGCGGTTGCCGTAGGCAGGTGTATTACCAACTTACGGGTAAAGAGGAAACCAATTCTCCAGAGAAGTTGCCAGCAATTTTGGGAACTTTCATTCATGCCGGAATTGCGGAAGCAATCAAGCGCGAAGACCCATTTGGTGACAACTTGCTTATCGAGCAAGAGATAGATGCTTTTGGGATGCCAGCTCACACCGACCTTTACATTAAAGATAAACGATTAGTTGTGGACTGGAAAACCACCACAAAGGCAAGCCTTCGCTATTTCCCTAGCGATCAACAAGTATGGCAAGCGCAGGTTTATGCTCATATTCTCAAAGAGAACGGGCATGACCCATTGACAGTCGCACTTGTAACGATTCCCAGAGATGGCAAGATGGGGGACATACTGGTTCATTCTGAACCTTATGACCCAGTCAAGGCGGAGGCTGCCTTTGCGTGGTATGAAGAAGTTAAACAAGCATCTATTGACAAAATTGTTCCTGCTCCAGAAAAACCGCGCCATTTTTGTAAGTTCTATTGCGCTTATTACGATGAAAGCGGGGATATTGGGTGTTCTTCCATGAGGCGGGGATAGATTGGGAGCAAGCCGCATGTGTGGGTTTGCCATTCAATTACTTTTTTGACCCCGAAGAAAGTCGGGAAGCGTTCAAAGAGATGATGTTGATTCGCCCCGTTTGCATGGCTTGTCCTATTCAAATGAAATGTTTGAAATGGGGATTCGAGCAGGAGGAGTTTGGCGTATGGGGCGGATTGACTGAAGCTGAAAGAGATTCCTTTAGGGGAAGTTTGCGAGTAAAGGGTTTGAAGGAAAAAACTTTATTTGTGCTTAACCAATATGGAATCACCGAAGATATGGTCAATGAAGTTGTCGCTCCTAGAGTGAAAAAAAGGATTTACAATGACTGAACAACCCTTTGGGGAGTTTTGGAATACTTACCCAATTCGCAAGAATGTTGTCGCAGCCAGAGAGTCGTGGCGTATTGCTATTAAGAAAGTTTCCCCCGAAACGATCTTAGAAGCCATCAAGCAGTACGCCAGCGACCCTCACCGCGACCCTTCCTATACTCCTTTTCCGGCGCGTTGGCTCGATGAAGAACGCTGGCTTGATGGCCCAACTCCGCCACGCAAACTTAGTGAACAGGAAGCCAAGGAATACGAAATCGAACAAGCGAGGATTCGTGATGAACGCGAAAGATTGCGTTCTGCTCAGATAGCACAGGAATTACAACAAGCGAAAGAGAGAAGCGTACCTATGCCAGAGGCAATCAAGGCGGAACTTATAGCCAAAGGAATTAAGAGGATTAACCATGAGCAAGGCTAAACAAAAAGGCACTTCGGCTGAAACTGCTTTTGTTAAGAACGCGCAAGTAAAAGCCATGTTTCCTGATGTCGAACGCAGAGCCTTAACGGGCGCACTCGATCAAGGAGATATTGCTGGATGTGGCAATCTCGTATTTGAAATTAAGAACCAAAAAACCTATTCAATCCCAGCGTGGCTCAAAGAAACAACGGCTGAAACGATCAACGCGGGGGCAGAATTTGGTTTCCTCATAGTCAAACCTAACGGGGTTGGGCTTGATTCGGTAGGCGATTGGTGGATGATTCAACGGGTTTCTGACGGGTTGGATTTGCTAAGAACCGCTGGTTATTCACTTGACACAGATTACGGCAAGGAATAGATTACGCAGTAACGGAGCATCAGCTCCCCAAGAGAAAAGGTGCAATATGGAATGTGTATTTTGCGGAACCAAAGGTGGTTTCGCTAATCAGGTAGTTATTTATTTGGCTGGCGATGGTACTGGAATTGCCGAGTGCGATTGGTGCAATGCCGGAGCAAGGTCGGTGAAAAAGTGACTTCAATTCTTGGTTCGGGCGACCCTGCTTTCTACCATTCAAACCGCGATTCTGCGGAAGCTGAACGCGAACTTCAAATCAAGTACGAGGATTCCATTTTCAATGATGGTCGCCGTTCTTGCTATGACTGCGAAAATGTCCATGACGGTGAATCAATGATTGACTGGGAAGCCGAAGGTTATGTTTGGAAACTTTGCCCATCGTGTTCTTGGAGCAGAAATCAAGAAGCCATGTATGGCAAGACCTTATCAACCCAACAATTCTAAGCGAGGGGTTGAAATGACCGACCTAGAGATTGTTCAAGGAGCGCAAGCCAAAGCGATAATGGGGGTAACGGAATGACCCAACCCACTCACGATGAAGTTATAGCGTGGATTGATGAGCGAATCGCCAAATTAAATGAGGTAATTAACAACCCTTGCGCTTGGGGCATTGAAACCGAGATTGAATACCGCGCCTCTCTCCTAGCCAACCGAGATGTGTTGGTGAGGCATGAGGGAAAGTCAGATGAAACCGAATCTTGGTGCGTGGAATGTGGTGAGTTTAAGTATTACTTCCCCTGCCCTACCTATCTAGACATAGCCCAACGATTAGACGAGGTGATGTAGGTGAGGCACAAATTAAACATTGACGAAAGTTATCTTACTCAATTATTAAGTGGCAAGAAAACCTTTGAGGTTCGCCTAAATGATAGAGGCTACAACGCTGGCGATACTTTGGAATTTCACGACCCAAGTTGCCTAAGACTAGGCCCTGATTGTCGCAAGTATGTCTTTGATGTTCTTTATGTTTATTCTGGGATAGGACTTCAACCAAATTATGTAGTCATGTCCGTAGCCCTACAACAAAGCGAGATGGAGAAGTGAGTTACCTAAAAGATTTACCCTGCGCGGGTTGTGGAACCGAAATCACTTACTACTTCCCCGATAAACCAACGGCGCATTATTGCTATTGTGAGTTTCGGCATGAGATTGGCGAGCAAATAGCGCGGGAGATTGAGGCTGAGTGCAAACAAGGCGGTGCGATGGCTTGTGGAATTTCTGGAAATTATCAATGCTCTTGTTCTGGAGCCGTCGCTATCGCTAAGCGTGAACCTAATCAAGTAACTAAAGATGCTATTGAGGAAGCGAGGAAGATGAAGTGAACCTAACTAAGCGAATCCTCAGCGATGAGGAAGTCCGGCAGATAAGAGCTGAATATCGAGTTGAGAAGGGGAATACGGTGGGATTGGTTGAGTTGGCTAAGAAGTTTGGGGTGAGCCAAAACACCGTGAGAGAAATTGCTAAACGCAATAGATATGAGGATGTTGCTTAATGACTTACTCAATTATTTCTGAGGGGTTACTACTTTCAGAACCTTTATACATAGGGTTAATTCCTTGCTCTGATTGTCCTGAACAAATTGCTATAGATCGTGAATTTCATAGAACTACATGGGTCGAAGCGAAATGTCCTGATTGCTTTTGTATCAATTATCGGATGTTTGGAGCCAAAAATGCCTCATTATGACTTCAAATGTCCTGATTGTCAGGGTTTCTCCACCGTCTATTTCACAATAGATGACATACACTCAGTCGAGTGTCCTAAGTGCCATGTTCAAATGAACAAGGTATTCCAAGCAACACCTAGTCACTTCAAAGGAACAGGATGGGCAAAAAATGACCGATAGAAAGCCGTTTAAGCCAGACCCTACGGCGGTAGGTGAGCAAGTTAATGGACTCATGCTCTATGTGCATAATCGAGTTGCACAAGATATTCAAAGCGCGATTGCCGCTTTAATCTTAGAGCCTTACCCTGGGTTGCTTGACCTTACACCAGAAGCAATTTACACTCAAGCATTGCAGAAAGCTCGGGACATTGCTGCAAGTTTTGTGAAGGATACCGTCACTCTCAAAAAATAAGGAGCATGAAATGGATGAAAAGATCAATCGTTGCCCCAGTTGTGGGGGCTATATCTACGCCACGAACGCTTGCTTTGTCTGCATTAAGGAGAGAAGCGAGAAATAAATAAAGACATCTTTGCGCTTCCTTGTAGTCGCCGGATTATCGGTTGGAATCGTATTCGCTAGTGCAGCGCAAGCCTTGGAACCTAAATTGCTGGTGGTTAAGCTCCAGCCAAGGGCTTTCGCTAGAACTTTAATTTCCGCAAAAGAGTTTTCCTGCCTGGATAAACTCTGGAAGGCTGAAAGTCATTGGAACGCAAAGGCTAAAAACCCTAGTTCTGGTGCTTACGGCATAGCACAATTCATGCCGCAAACTTGGAAAAACTACAATTTAGTCAAAACATCTAACCCATACAAACAGATTACTTATGGGTTACACTACATTCAAATGCGCTACGCGGGTTCAGCTTGCTTGGCGTGGCAACATGAACGCAATTACAACTGGTACTAGAAAAGGAAAAAATGAACAATTTAACTATTACAGGAAACCTTGGTAAAGACCCCGTATTGACCTTCACAAATGATAACAAGGCGGTTGCTACCTTCTCCATCGCCGTATCCCAGAATGTCCGTCAGGGCGATTCTTGGGTTGATGGGCCTACTTTGTGGCTGAAGGTTACATTCTTTGGTGCGATTGCAGAACGCATTGTGGATAGATACAAGAAAGGCGATACCGCTACCGTGTCCGGCAAACTCGTTTATGAGGAATACAAGAACGCTGATGGAGAAGAAAAATCAGGGTTGAAGATTCTCGGCAACGAAATCGAGAAGGTAGATCGCGCTAAGGTCGAGGCAACTGCCAAGTCAGATAAGGCTCCATTCTAATGAGTGAAGAACTTTGGTCTAGCCTTCAGGTAATCGAACACTTAAAAATCAATCTCAATAATTTACGGCAGTTGCAATCTCGCAAGACAATTACCTGGAAGAAGAAAGTTGGAAAGCAAGTTTTCTATGATGCTGCCGAAATCCGAGCGTATCAAATCAAGCGCGAAGCCCGTAAGCAAGAGTAAAGTTGGGGCATGTTGGTTGTCGAAGATGAATCACTAGCCGAGATAGATGAAGCTCTCGGCAACCTTCAGCGCGATCTTTCTAGTGATACCTACGGAAACAGAATGAATTGGCGCAAGCGCGAGATGTTGTTGTGGAGCATAGATAATTTGCTCGATGCAAGGAGTGAGTTAGTCCAAAAATTAAAAAATGCTGCCAATGAGTGAGTTCTACCTAATAACAGTCCAATAATTTTTTCGCAGCTTGAGTGAGTTCTGCCTAGTGTCAGGCAATTAAATTTGCCTCACTAGACTTTATAGTCAATTTTGTCTAATCTTTACGGTTAGACTTTTTTCCGTTTTTTGTCTAAGTCTCTTCTATCTCTTTACGGTTAGGGCTTACTCTTCACTCTCCCATCCATGCCGGTCCGGATCGCATAAGTGCCCGCATGAATAGCAGACATAAGCGCCGCTAAGCCATGTTCGATAACCGAATCGACCTAGTGAGTCAATAAATAACCCGGACTCGTTAACGCTTACGCGCTCGCCGTTACCGGCATATCTCGGACAGTCGAAATAAGGGAGATCTTCCGAGTCTCCCGGATCTTCGCATAGGCAGAAGCCGAAGCGCTGGAGCTGCGTCGAGTGAGTAAGCTGCGCTAGGTCGCTCCATGAGATCGAGTCGGCGGCGATCATGCGTTAACTCCGGCGGGATGATCGACTTTCCCGGAAAGTAGGAAAATATCCCCGGCTTCTGCGATATCTTCTCTTGCGTGAGCTTCGCTAGTCCACTCTTCGATCCACTTATAACCGTACTTTTCTAAATTCCGGCAGATCTTAAGATAGGACTCGCGAAATTCTTCGATCCCGTCGCTTATCTCTTCTCCTTCCGCGTCGAATAATTCCGGGGTAACCGTGTAACCGTGCGAGTAGTGATTAGAATTCCGCTTAAATTCTGCGTAAATAGCCGAATCGGGCCAGGATAAGCCGGGGGCCGTCTCTTTATTTACTCGACCGGAGAAGCTAACCCCGTCTCCCTGGCTATAGCTTAGGGAATAAGAGATCTTAAGATCATCCGCGCCAGGTAGATCATAAGCGCCGGTAATCTCGCGGGCTAATTCTTCGAGCATAGACTCTTCGAGAAGATAGTCCGGGATCTCCATATGGAGAGAATATCGCCATGCTTCTAGGGCCTTTTCTTGCGCTTCGGGAGATAATTCCTCGAAGCTATAGCGGGTTATTGTGTACTCTTTCACTTTATTTTCCTTTCACTCACTCATAAGCCGATCCTATGAGCTAGTGCGCGGCGAGAGGATCGCACTCTCGTGTAGGCCACTAGGCCCGCGCTGCCGGGTTATTTATTGCGTACCGGCATAAGTAGGCCGCGCCACTTAATAGAGTCGTGAGGGATCTCGACCGTTACCGGCTTATTTTCGCCGTGAAAGGTAAATTTATTCATCCCGGCTTTATTCGATCCCGGCACTTTCGCGAAGCTCGCTAGGAATTCCGCGTTACATGAAAACTCCGAGAGTGCTATCTTCTCGCTATCCCATAGCTTTTCGAGAGTCTCGGGACCAGGAAAATTAGCGCCTGGGAGATAGATCGAGAAACTATCCCCGGGAGAATCAAGAGAAGCCGCGCTAATTGATACGGTAAGAATATCCCCGGCCTTAAATAGATTAACCGTTACCGACTTAAAAGTGCGCTTAGGTAGGGCCTTAAGCGCTGCGAGGATCTTCTTAATGCTCGCTAGTGGGATCGTAAGCGCTTCGAGATCTCCAGACTCAAGAGAAGTCTCTCCGATAATAGCTCGAAATCTATCGGTAGCGGTTACTCTTAACTCTCCATCGATTACTCGAATATTTACGCCGTTAAGCGCGGTTAGATCGTCTTTCGGATGAGCTGCGACCGAAGCGCCGGCGAGTAGATCGCGAAATAGATCCGCGCTAATTGTTACTCCGGTATTTACTTTATTTTCTGCGAGTGTGCTATTCATCGTTTAACCTTTCGATAATCTCCCGGGCCGATCCCTAGGAGATAGTGCGCGGGGAGTGAGTTGAACACTCCCGAGCCGCCGGGCCGCGCTGCTTACTTAATGGGGAAATAGAAGATCCTTGCAGAATTGCGACATATTCTCGACCGGGACTCGACATCCTTTCGGAGTTGTGTAGTAATTAAGTAAATAAATAACCCCGAGAATAAGCGCGGCGATAAGTAAGGCCCGGAGTCGCTTCCCGCGTCGAGTGAGCTTCACTTAGTAACTCCGAAAATAATGGCCCGATACTTCGAAAATATCGTGCATAAGATCGCGAGCGAAAGACTCATAATCGAAGTAACGCGCTAAGAACTCCGGCGCATCGTCTAGCAGCCCCGTGCCGGAGATATATTCCTCCGCCATATCTTGATCGCTCGAATATTCTCCAATATAACTATCGCGCATAGTCTCGAGATCGAATTCCATCCCGTTACTTAGCCAGGCGATAACTATTTCGCGCTCATCGTCTCTAATTTCTGCGAGCTGCCGCGCTGCTTCTGCTGCTTCGCTAGTGTTGCACTCTCCGGTAATAAGTCCGAGAAAATTCTCATGATCCATCACCGAGAATTCATCGCCGAAGCACTTCACGCAGCGATAAGCCGAATACTCTCCGACCGTTTCCATAGTTGCAATGCCGGCAGACTCGAGATCGTCGCACTCGACTCCATCGATCCACTTACCGAATAATCTCCCGGAGTTGTAACACGATAAACAGCCTACCCATGCGCGGGGAGTGAAGCTATCTTCATCAGTACCAATTGCAAGAATTACGCCGGTATCTAGTGCGCTCATATTATGCGCCTACCTTTACGCCGCCGAATTTAATCGCCATACACTCCGGATAAGTACCGGTAAAGATTATACGGTAAGTATTTCGCGCCACTTCATCGCCGCAGACGATAATATTTCCGAATTTATTCGCTTGTGCCGTGTAGATCTTCATAGCTTAACCTTTCGATAGTCGGCTAGGACTCTCCCTAGCTCGTTAGGCATCATTCTAGGGCCATAGATTACGGATGCGCAAGTATCACGGGGATAAATTCGCCGGTAATCGGCCCGGGATTAGATCAAAATAGCCCGCATTGGGTAGATATTCGCCAGAGAATGGTGTCTGTATCTGGTGTCAAGGTTTCCCCTAATCGGTGGCTTAAGCTGCTATCTGGTATCGGCGGGCAGGATTGGAGGGTTCACGCTCAATCGGGGGATAATTGGAGGGTTTGGGGGATTACTCAATTTTCCACCCAATCCCGACATATTCACCACTTAACCACTCAAAACCCATTCACCACTTAACCATTACCTATTGATGATCAATCTTTTCTGCTTACGGTTCATTCAAGTGTCAGACTTTAATTCTTCACCACTCATTCAACCACTATCACTCACCTATTCTGCTAGGTATCTTCCCAAGTGTTACCAGCATCGTATCTCTCAACCTTTACTTAACACTTAGACTATTCTGCTTACTTTGTCTAACCTTTGACTGGGTGAGTGCCGAGGGTGGGTCGGCGCGTATTTTTGATTATCACCCTATCACTCATATGTCATGGCGTAATCTATTCACACCGCTACTCAAGGTCAGTTGCTTTGAAGAACGCTATTAAGTAATTCATTTCAATCAATCTTTGTTTTCAGATGTACGCTCTTATCGCGTGGTGACAAACCAAACCACCCCACACACTCACTAGCGTTTTGCCTCTCTAAAGTTTAGATTCGTGCCTAGCCCGAAGTTACGCTTTCATGTAATCATCTAGTTGGGTTACTCGGGCGTAGGTAACTTGTGTTACGCCTACCAGATGATCTCGCTTCTAAAGGAAGCTAATCTTTGATAACTCAACCAAGGCTTTTGAGCAGGAGCAGGTTGCCTCATCTAACGAGGATTAGAGCCGGTGCGAAACGGCCTCAGACTTTCATAGAGCTAGTCTGACAACTCTTACCTTGATAGCCGCTTTTTATTGCGGTTTGTTTCCTTCAAGGCACTTGAGAATAGCATCTTTTTCTCTGCCTTGCTTAGATCATTCCATGTTTTAGCGTTTGGGTCTATACGAAGTTTATCTGGTATAGAGCGTTGGACACCCATGACCGCACCCATCTTAGCAGACAGGGATAACTTCTCTCTAGCCATAAGCAAAACCTTATCACAAGTGCTAGGATTTAGATTACTTACGAAAGGAAAATCATGGGCTACATTAAAAGACTTTTCGGTAATGGTAGAAGTGTGTATGAGTGGGATGGTATTCACACCCCAGCAGTAAATACCAATGCTTCATTTGAAACAACAATCCTTAAGGAAGTTATTGCTGAAAAAGAAACTGATTACTCTCAGCTACAACTCAACAGAGAAGATTTGATTACAGTCCTATCACGCATAGCAGATGCGCTAGAGGAAATCGCGTACTAAGTTGGAAGAACATACTCATAAGTATTTTGTTATCTGCCCTAGATGTAAGTGGGAGTCTGAGCATTATCCGTGTCCAGATGGAGTAATGATTGCTTTGGGGATTTGGACAAAGGACTTAGTAGATCATGTCAAAACAAAACATAGAATTTATTATGCCTATTCAGGTATAAAGAAAACCAGCATCAAAAGTAAGGTACTGTGTAGTTGTGACAGGAGCTAATCTACGCGTTGATGATGAGCGTTGGCGTAAATATGCCAAAGCAATCAAAGATGGACATTCCCAGCGTACTGCCGCAAAGATGGCTGGCATTAGCCACTCAACAGTTATGCGCCAGTATCGCACTCCCACATCTCGCCTTAACCGCGTTCTTGGAGAAGCAGGGTTTGAATCTGCCGGCGTTATCAACATTGAAAAGATTAAAGGCGATGCCGAAAAAGCAATCAATGACTTCGGGTATTTTCGCCAACGCTACTTTGCTCGCTCGACTTCTCCTTGGGCTGAGGAAGCAGCGTATAAAGTTCTTGCTTTAGCCGAAAGCCCTAACAAGGAATATGTAGTTGTAAACTGCCCACCTGGTGTTGGTAAAGCCCTAGCATTAGATACTCCTATTGCTACACCTCAAGGATGGACAACGCAAGGTGCGCTTAAAATTGGAGATGAACTTTTTGACGAGAACGGTCAAATCTGTCGAGTCACAGGGAAATCTGAAATCTTTACAGATAGAGATTGCTATCAAGTAAAAACGGATGATGGCTGTAGCGTAATCGCTGATGCAGAACATGAGTGGTCTGTGCGATTAGATGGTCATGGGCAATATAACTCATTTTCAATTCCTTATTACAAAGGCAAGACTGGGCCTAAACCATCTAAGGATGGTCGCCAAATTCACACGACAAAATCTCTCGCCAAATCACGAAGTAAGCGTCCTCAATTACAGGTAGCAAAGGCACTTAACTTACCTGATGTTATCCTTCCCTTAGACCCTTATGTTTTAGGAGCATGGCTTGGGGATGGACATGCTAACGGCGCACGCATAACAACACACCCAGATGATACGGAGATTTTAGACCGTATTTCTTCTGCTGGATATACCGTTGAGAAGCAAGGTTATATGCTCTACTCAATTACAGGTTCCAAGAAGTATGCGAAAGATAGTTTGACAGCGCATCTTCGCCAAGCTGGGGTCTATGGAAATAAACATATTCCTCTTGAGTATTTCAGAGCATCGCACCGCCAGCGACTCGCACTACTTCAAGGGTTAATAGATACAGATGGAAGCGTTAGCGAAGGCGGCTTAATCGAGTTCTGTAATACAAACCCAAATTTAGCATTTGGAGTTCAAGAACTTGTCCACTCGTTAGGCGCAAAGGCAAGCATCTCCGAGTCGCGTGCTATGTTAAATGGTAAAGATTGTGGTCCACGGTGGAGAGTTACCTTCTACCTTAAGGACGGAGCGTATCTATTAAGAAAGCGGATACGCACTCGTAATGGCGTTCGCACTCCTAGTCGTTATCTCACCGTTACTAAGGTTGATTCAGTTCCTACTCAATGTATCCAAGTAGATTCACCCTCCCACCTTTACCTCGCAGGTAGAGGGTTAATGGTTACTCATAATTCCACATTCTTTACCCATGATCTTCCAGTATGGCTTGCCGTTCGCAATCGCGCTCGCCGTACCATGATTGGTTCTCGTACCGCAGGACAGGCAACCAAATACACAGGTCGTATTCGCCGTACCTTTGAACGCGTAACCCCAGTCAAAGCCGACCCAGTTCTATTGGAAAAGGGTTTAGCTAAAGATGCTGAATCCACGCTCATTACAGACTTCGGTAGGTTCAAACCTTCCAACTCTGATCTTTGGCGGCTAGATGAATTTATCTTGGCTCAAGATGGTGGAGTTGCGGTAGATGATAAAGAACCAAACTTTGTTGCCTACGGAATGGATTCTGGATTTTTGGGTGGTCGCTTTGATACCGTTATCTGGGATGACCTTGTAGATAAGACAAATATCCGCACAGTTGAAGCCCGCGAGAATTTGATTAACTGGTGGGAAACTGAAGCTGAAACTCGTCTTGACCCTGGCGGTCTTTTGATTTTACAAGGGCAGAGAATGTCGCCCGATGACCTTTACCGATACGCGCTTAATCTCGTAGATTGGTCAGAAGAATTTGAAGAAGAACCAGAGAAGGCTCCCAAGAAGTATCACCACATTATTTACAAAGCGCACTATGATGACTTATGTGAAGCAGAAAATAACGGGGGTGTTCATCATGGTAACTACCCTGATGGGTGTTTGCTGGATAGTTACCGTTTGCCCTGGCGTGAATTATCACGGGTAAGAAAAAGCAAACTCGATAAGTTCCTTACCCTTTATCAGCAAGAAGATGTAGATGCCGAAGCCTCTCTTATTCAGCAAGCATGGATTGACGGGGGCATTGACAAAGACGGGGTTCAATCTCAGGGATGCTGGGATGCCACCAGAAACATCGGCAATTGGCCTAAAGGAGTTATGGGGTATTCGGTTGTAACCGCCGACCCATCTCCGACAAAATATTGGGCAGTTCAATGGTGGGCTTATTCCCCTGATACCAAAATGCAACACCTTGTTGATTTAGCCCGAACCCCTATGGAAGCACCTGACTTCCTTGATTACAACCAAGACACCCGAACCTATACGGGACTTTTAGAAGAATGGTGGGTTCGTTCTAACGATCAAGGTCACCCTTTTACCTACCTCATAGTGGAGGCAAACGCGGCTCAACGGTTCATGTTGCAATATGACCATTTTAAGCGGTGGTCTGCTATTCGTAATGTGAACCTAGTTCCCCATCAAACAAACCGGAACAAATCTGATGAATCGTACGGAGTTCAGACATTAGCCCCGCACTACAAAGCTGGTCGCGTTCGCTTCCCTGGCGGTGGAACTTACCTTGAGTCTAAAGCCGTTATGAAGCCAATGGTTAAGGAACTTATTCAATGGCCTGAAGGTTCTACCGATGACACGGTTATGGCGCATTGGTTCTTGATTTGGAACGCACCCCATCTCTTTGATGGAAATAATGGACAGGTCTATCAATTCTCCAATCGCCCAGCGTGGGTACAGAGAAATGCTAATCGCTTCAAGCGAGGCGTCTAAAGATTATTAGTGGTAACATTTAGACAGTTATTTCTCCATTGTCTAACGAATTGAGATACCCCCATGGCAACAAATTTAAGAAAGACTACTAAAGCAACTCCAGCACAAAACAAGAAGATGAACACGCCTTCTGAAATTAAAATCAATAGCCCAAAGGCTAAAGATTCTGGAAAAAAAACTGCCCCTAAAGCCCCAAGTAATCTTCAGACAAAATCTCTTGGCGCAAAGCAAGGTTCATTTGGTGGCAAATCAGCTAAAAACCCTAACACTAAAAAGATTGTTAAGAGCGTTTAATGAAAAAGCACCCTGGCTTCAAAGCCGTACAAAATTCAATTGCCAAAAAAGAAGGCGTATCAAAGAAGGCTGCTGGAGCGATTCTTGCTTCTGCTACCCGCAAGGCTTCACCAGCGGCAAAGAAAGCCAATCCAAATCTCAAGAATGTTAAAGGAAAATAAATGGCTACCAAGAAAAAGTGGACAGAAAAATCTGATGACAAATCAGATAAGAAGGCTGGCATCAAAGACGGCTCAAAGCGCGACATGGCACTTGATAAGAAGCGCGGTTTGCCAAAAGATGTTGTTATGAAGAACGCAAAGAAAAAGTCCAAGTAAGGGCATTAGTTTCATTCAAGTTGTTTTAGTAGAAGGATAAATAATGCTCGGTCCATCTATCGAAGAAATCTCGGCAATGCTTTTAGAACGCCAAGGTATTCGCGGTCCAGTTCTTAATGCAATGCGCGAATTGCGAGATACCTACAATGGCGATCTCGTTATTCCGCTACCCGAATTAGATAGGGTGGATAAGTCCTATGTTGCTAATCTGATTACAACAGGACTTGACCAATCGGCTATGCGTATTTCATCTACCATGCCAAGTGTTTTTTATCCTCCAGTTGAAGAAGGCAATCGCCCATCTGAGAAGAGAGCCAATACTCGCATGCGAGCCACCCTTGGTTGGTGGGAAACAAACAATATGCAATTGAAGATGCGCCGTAGGGCAAGGCATTTAATTGGCTACGCATCTAGCCCAGTTGTTTTGCGCCCAGATAAAAAATGGGGTGCGGCTCGTTGGGATATTCGTGACCCACTTAATACCTTTCCTTCCGATGGTGGCGACCCAGACCAGATAACCCCAGACAATTGCATCTTCACCTACACGCGCTCTCGCACTTGGCTTAAAACTCGCTACCCCGATGCTGAATCTCGTTTGCGTAGAAATGAAAAAACTAAAGATTCAGACATGATTAACATGGTTGAATACCATGATGGTGAAGTTATGGTTCTCCTTGCCAATTCATCTGTAAGTGCTTCACAATGGGACACCAAAATAACTGGAACTCCTAGCGTTGAATTAGAACGCGTTGCCAATCGAACTGGTCTTTGCATGGTTGTTTCCCCTGGAAGAATTACTTTAGATCGCCCAATGGGTCAATTTGATTCTTTAATCGGCATGTATGCCCTTCGCGCCAAGCTGACTGCCCTTGAAGTAACCGCCGTAGAGCGTGGCATCTTTCCAGATACCTACCTTATTTCGCGCCCTGGTGAAACTGCCAAGTTTATTGCAGGTCCTTATGATGGTCGTTCCGGTCAAGTGAATGTAGTTTCTGGTGGAGACATCCGCGAGATGACAACTCAACCAAGCCCAGCAACTAATAACCTTATTAACACGATTGAACGCGCTGAACGCGTTGCTTCTGGTACTCCTGCCGAATTCGGTGGGGAATCTACATCAAACATCCGAACAGGAAAGCGCGGTGATTCGATTCTATCTGCGGTAGTTGATTTTCCTATTCAAGAATCACAGGAAATCCTTGCTGCTTCTTTACAAGAAGAAAACAAGCGAGCAATCGCTATTGCTAAAACTTATTTTGGCAATGAACGCAAATCGTTTTATGTATCTGCTCGTAACGCAAAAGGACATGTTGATTATGTCCCTAACAAAGATTTTGAAAACGATAACAACATTGTTGCCTATTCCCACTCTGGTTCAGACATTAACGGGCTTATCGTTGCATTAGGTCAGCGCGTAAGTATTGGAATCATGTCAAAGCAAACTGCACAAGAAATTGACCCAATGATTGAAGATGCGGAAAAAGAAAAAGAACGCGTTATCGCAGAAGGTTTGGAGCAATCGCTTTTGCAATCAATCCAAGCACAAGCCCAACAAGGCGCAATTCCACCAGCAGATGTAGCAGCAATTGATGTTGAGGTAAGAAAAGGCGCAACCCTTGGGGAAGCAGTAACGAAAGTTCACGAAGCGGCTCAAAAACGCCAAGCCACACCTGCTCCTGCTGGCGCACCTGAAACACAACCTGGTCTTGCACAACCCGGACAAGGGGCAGAGCAACCTGCGCAAGGCGCACCTGCGCCACAAGATGTCGGTTCATTCTTGGCTTCACTTAGCAATGGAGGTAAGTAATGCCACGCGGGGGAAAGCGTTCTGGCAAGGTTGGGGTTCAATACGCCAATCGTTCTGATTTGCGTGGAGCAAATGTAGTTTCAGCGCAACCCGTTAATACCGCTTTGTCAAAGTTGGCTAACACTACTGTTCCTGGACAACAGTACGGACAAGCCAAAGCACAACTCGATGCACAAAAAGCAGTTCCTATGGGTGGCGTACCTGCTCCACTTTCTTTACCAGCGCAACAAGCAGGGGTAAGCCAAGGCGCACCTCAAGGCTTGCCTTCCATGCCACCAGTCACACCTCTTTCTCAACCAACCGATCATGGGCTACCAATCACAACAGGTATTCCAAATAGCCCTGGTGCTGGACCTGAAGCCATGATGCAAACTGTTCAAACTAGCCCAGCGCAACAAGCTCTGGCTCAATTAAATTCTTTGGGTAACAATGTGTCCCCACAAGTTGCTTTTGTGCGTAACTACCTTGCCATGCAAGCACAAAACCAATCCCCTCATGGAACGGCTATTTAATTGGCTAATCAAACGCCACCAGTACCACCAGCATCCGCGCCTCAAGTTAATACTTACACACCTGCTGGCGATGGAATCTTAAATAACCCAAGTGCCACTTCACTTGCCGATTTTATTAACAATGCCCATGCATCTGGATTTGGAAACATAGACCCAAATATCACAACAACCATTGGGCAATCAATGGGTAACAATAACGGGGCAAAAACTGTTTTAACAACTATTAAAAACGGATTAGCCGTACCCAATAAAACTTCGCAATACCTTTATGAGCCATCTGCCATGAATCCTACGCAGACAATTAGCAAGGTAGTTCAAGACCACATCATCAATACTGGACTTCAAACTTTTCATGCTAGTTCAATTGCTCAACTTCAACAAAAGATTTCAGATGCCACTTTTAACGGCATTAAGGGTGGTTATTCCCCTGGGCTTCCTATCAATGGAGTTTGGAACAATGATTGGAACAATGCCCTTTATCAATACCATCAAGACCAAATAAATCAACCTGGCGTTGGAACCTTCAGCGCACGAAATACATTTAATACAATTTTTGGCGAATCGTGGTTGAGCCATGCAATCCCGCTTGTTGCCAGCGTTATTAAATCTATTCCTGGAGATGTTCTTAAAGGCTTGGGTGATGGATACAAACTTACCGCCGATGCCTATACCGCACTTGAAAACTTTGTAGGCAATAGCCAAACTGGAAATGAAGCAAGGGCAACAACCACAGATATTGCAAATCATTTAGCAAACGCTGGAAGAATTGCCGAAGGACAAAAAACCCTTACCAATGTCGAATACGCAAATCAAAGCAACGCAGAAAGTTTGCTTAACATTGCATCTGCGGCTATGGCTCTTTCAAGCATCGGCAAATTGGGCGAAGGCGCAGTTGGGGCAGTTAAAGGTGGCATCGCGGTTGGCAAAGAAGCTGGGGCAACTAACGCTGCCAAAGCCCTTGTTACCGACATCGGCCCACAAAAGCCAGAAGGTATTGCCAACTGGATTATGAACTCAGTATTGCCTGAAACCGCTACTGGCAATCGCCTTGCTTTTACCAAATGGCTTCACAATGTCCCAGCCACTAAAGGTTTAGTTAATGGCTTAGATAAAGCCGCAACTGAAGGACATAAGGCTTACACGACCCTTCGTTCTGTCGCCGCAACCCCTTATCGCCTCCCAGTAGTAGGAATCGCTGGCAAGATAGCGCAAGATACTTCCGTTGCTGGAATTAAACTTGGGCTTCAAGGTCATGCCGAAAATTGGATGGGCGACCCTAACGGAACTGCCGCCTATTCACTCGACCACTTAACTCCCATTGCTGGCAATCTTGGAAACGCACTTAACATTATTCAATTGGGGGCGCATGCTCCAGCATGGAACGCTGGCGGTCCTTCGTTTGAAGTTGGTCAAAAAATAGCCAATATTCATCAACAACTTTCTGATGCGCTCAATAGCACAGGGGTTATTTCTGGTTATGAACGCGGTACTGGGGCTAATTTCCTTGATGAAGTCAATAAACTTAAAAATGCTGGCATTGAAGATGCTTACGCAGTTCGCTCCCAACAACTTTCTAGCAAATATCTTGATAATGCCGCAGCGCACTCAGCGCAATCAGTTACCAATACGGCAATTCAAAAAGGTTTAATTGATGGAATTAACGCCGACCAACGCCTTCGTTATTTACAAAATGCACAATCGGCTATTCGCAATAACCCAAGCCTTCTTCAAGAAGCGTTACAAAGTTATGCGGCAAAGCCTATGCAATGGGAAACCGACTTAGCAAAGGAAATGCAAGTTTCCCAAGAAGATGCCCGCACCGCACTTGGTCATGGACTTGAAAACCTTACCCAAGCGCAATTGCTTTTCAAACAACATGTTTTGCCTAACCTTTCTAAATTTACTACCCCAGCCAGCCTTGCTGGTGAAGATACATCATGGATGTCGGTTGATTCCCCAGCGATACCCGAAGATGCCGTATCTAAGTTAATGTCCCCAGAGGATATTGCCAAAGCAAATAAAGAATCTGCCACACCTATCGCATCTAATCAAATAAAGCGTATCCAAGCTCTTTTGCGCGATAAGGGAATTACAGATAAAGAATCACGCATTGCTTATCTCAATAAGTTTTTACAACGCACAGACATTACCTCAACTAAGAATCTTAATAGCGGTGAAGCAGATCGCCTTATTAAGAGTTTAGTTCCCAAATCACCAACCTTGCGTGATGCTCAAAATGCCTCACTTTCTGATGCCGCACTTCCATCTCATTTTGGTCTTTCAAGAATTGAATCTCTCCATGCGCCTCAGGTACAAGCATTGGCTACAAAATACTTTGCTGAACTTGAAAAAGCAAAGCCCGGATTTAAGGCTCCCGAAACCTTAGATAACCTAGAACCTACCAGCGGTGATAATTTTGGTGCAAATGCTCAAGCATCCGTACTTCCCAAAACATTTGACCCTAAAACCGCCACAACCGCTGAATTAAAACTTCGTGTTAATGTTGAAAAAATTTTAGGCACAGAACTTGGTCGCAATATTAGAGATTTGCAATATGTACCAACACAAGACCTTATTAAGTTAATGGTAGAAAAATCTACTTGGCTTGCTTCAGATGCCCACCTTCCTGCCGATGGCTCCCTTGATGAAGTAAACAAAATGATTAACGACCTCGGTTACAAGATTAACTATGGAACAGATGTCGGTCATAACTGGACAGACCCAACTCTTTCTAGTGACTTACTCGGCGAAAGCCGTAATGATTTTCAAAAACTTGCGGATAAACTGGGACTTAACTTGGCTCAATCTGACCCATCTTTAGCCGCGCAAGCTGGGCGTACCGCCGCAAATAAAACCCTTCAAAACGCAATTACAAAAATTATTGCTAAGGGAAATAACAATTTACCACCTTGGGCTACTGGCTCACGCCTTATGTCTTACGCCCAAGACATTATTAAGCCAACCGTTAGCGGTCCGGCAAAGTATTACATGGACTTGATGAATAGTCCTTTGGGTAAAGCCGCATCCCTTCGCATTGGCGTAGGAAGCGTATGGAGCAAGGAAGTTAATAAGTTAATTGGAACCACAGTTAAAAATCTTGATGGTTCCGATTGGACATTGGCTACTAAAGACCAAGCCGCCGAATACATCAAAACCACAATCGCTTCAGCCAATACCCCACAAACTTGGTTGAAGAAAGACTGGATGACCGCCATGACCGCCAAAGGCGATGATCGCGGAATGATTCTTAATAACAAAGGCTTTGAAACACAAGCCGTTGGACTTAGCACAAAAGAAGCAAGCGACCTTTGGTATGCCATGCAAAAGGGTTTGCGTTCAACCCCGCATTACATCAATGGCATTAACCCCCTTAGCCGTTTAATGAATTCTTCATTTGGGCTTGCCAATGTTCCACTCTCCGTTAATGGTCATAGAATTCTTGACCTTACTGGCAAAATTCAACCAGCACTTATCAACGCCCGTTACTCATATTCACCACTTCAAGCGTGGCTTCGCGTTGCCAAATCAGCCGTTAAGGGTGTCAATGAGTCAATGCCGATTTCCTACAACCCAGCCGCATCTCTCAAGGAACTTGGGGCAAAGGTGGAAGCCGATGCTTATGCTTTGGCAGATAAAGTTTATGGCACAGATAAAAACGCTCAAGAAGTAGCAGATTTTACAAACAAAGAATTTGATTCCAAAGACCTTGCCAATATTTACAACCCACGCGCCACCCTTGCTCGCACAGTTCACTATGTAGCGCAGAACATGAAAGAGGAAAGACTTAATTGGGCTTCGGAAAATCCCGAACCTTCTTTCTTAAAACTTAAAATAGAAACTCCATCAGAAGGAATTAAAACAAAACAAGGTAATTCTACAAATAATTACAAAATTTCTTTTGTTCATAAAAAAGATGGTGAAGAAGTCGCTTCTTTAATGTGGAACAAAAATACAGGCGAAATACAAATGATTCATACCGACCCTAATTTTAGAGAAATGGGTTTAGCAAAAAGTATGTTGTATAGCGCAATAAAAGTGGCAAAAGAAAAAAAGATACAACCTCCTGTACATTCATCTCTTTTGACTGACATGGGAAAAAAATGGTCGGCACAATTTCCTACTGATTCTTATACTCAATTTAACGATGCGGAACTCGCCGAACTCAAGGCTCGCGTAGATGCCATTAACAATTACGGAAATCGCACCGCAGCCGAAAAATCCGTTAATGCTTTCTTTTTCCCATTTTCATTTGAAAAGACCGTTGCCCGTGAACTTGGTGGCGCACTTTTAGATAACCCATCACTTCGTATGATGACTGCTACTGCTATCGCTGCCTACAATTCATCTGACGGGCAAAAGACAAAGGCTTGGATGGAAGCCAATTTGCCATTGTTCAAAGAAGCTGAGAAATTAAATCCTTACTATCATGGTGTTGGCCCAGGCGGTTTCGGTGGAATTAACAAAACCCCATATTCGGTTGCCGAGCAATTTTTATACGGTGGGAAAACCAGCACAAGTCTTAACGGGGTATCTGATGCCGATAAGTTAAGTCTATTTGTTCACATGCTCATGCCAAAGCCAATTACTACCAAGGCTTCGGCTACCGCCATGCTTGCCCTTGTTCCAGCATTGAAAGATTTATCTACCAATGTCATTGGCTACAACCCTTCTTCCAACGCACCTGCCAATTGGGGTGGCGCACTTAAAGATTCAGCCAAAACTTTATGGTGGGAAGCAGGAAGCGCAATTACCAAACTTTCACATGGTCAAATCTTTGGTCACGCCAATACCGACAATTGGCAAAACCAAGGTCATCTGCCTTACCAAGAACAACAGACAAAGGCTTGGGATTTGCGTTCCAAGATCATCACCTACGCTTCCCAAGCGTTAGATGCCAACCGTCATGGTGGGCAATTCGCATGGCCTGATACATTCCCAGCAGGTTTCGCTGGTCAAAAAGTAGATATGACAAGCCTTAATAATCTTGTTCACCATGTCTATCCAGCCTATGACCCATCTAAAGCCTTTACTGCAGTAGCAAATAAAACAACTGCTATTTCAGAAGAACGCGTGGCAATTGCCAGCAACAAGACTCCTGGCATCTTGCCGTATTTCAACGCCTTCGTAACTCAAAGTGATAAACTTCAAGCGTATATTCAAAAGAATTCACTTAGCCCAAATTTCGACCCAGCCCCAATTGCTCCATACATGGATGAATTGCGACAAGCCGCCGCAAAGTTGGCATCACGCGATGCTACTTTCCCAACTTTCTATGCCAAGTATTACGCTTCTAAATATGGTCCATTGAAAGGATTATGATGCCTAAAACTCCTAAGTCAGGTGGTTCAGGAACTCCCGATGCGGGATTGGCTGGTGGCTTTACCACCCTTCCTGGAACTTCAACCGCCGACCCTACGGGCTGGACTGCCGCATCCAAGGCAGAACTTGATACGACTGGACTCAACATTCCTGGGCTTTCGGGCAAAGCCACAGGAGCGCAAATTTTTGCGGCTCTTGAATCTGCTGCAAAAACTAATGCTGGAAGAGGAAAGATTTGGGGCGCAATTCGCCCACTTATCGCAGTTGGCAACTCTTATACCAAGGCACAGGCTCACGCAAATTGGTCATCTGCCGATGTCACCGCACTTCAAAAATACATTGCAGCTTGGAATAACTACAACACCACCAACCCATCTACCCCTGCAACCCTTGGCTCATGGGTCAATCTGACCAAAAATACGACTGCCACTACTGGTGCTTCCGTTGGTCAAACTCTCAACTTGGTCACAACTACCCCAGTTAGCGTTCCAGCCCAAGCCGATTTAACTTCGGTTGCCCAACAAGCCTTCGCCTCAACCCTTGGTCGCTCTGCTTCCCCCAAAGAAGCCGCCGACTTTGCCAAGAAATATCAGGAACTTATTCTCTCCTATGGCTCTTCCAAAGATTTGGCTAAGGTTTCACAGTCGTTCCAAGCCCCAAGTAGCCCTATTCAGTTCCAGCAAAGCGGTCAAGCCCCTCAATCGGGTGCGCCTATTCCAAGTATGACTTCTGGCGTTAATGCCGTCACAGCCCCTCCTACGGCTTCTGTTGCGGCTTCTAACTACGCCGCCCAGACCAACCCAACCGAAGCATCGGCTCAAGCCGCTTCAGATGGCCTTAATCAGTTCATGTCCATGTTGAAGGGCGCATAAATGGCAACCCGTATTAACTCACCAAAACCTAAAGTCCCTACGGGTACTGGCATAATTTCGGCTAAAACTATCGCCGGCGTTGTCCCTCGAACCAATTTTGACCAAGCAACGCAAGATTTCCTTAATCAAAACTTTGGCTCAGTTGCGGCTTGGTATAACACCGCAAATATCGGAGACGTTCTCAAAGCAGCCTTGGTTGCTGGCAAAGGTGGAACCGCCCTTCAAGGTGAGGCTTACGCTGACTTTATCCGTACCCATGCGGCAGATGCCAACGGCGATGTTATCTATGACCCTAAAAACTCTTGGTGGAACAACAACGCTAAAACAATCCGCGATGCTCAAGCCCAAAAAATTACAGACCCAGCCACTTACAATGCTGGAGTCAATGGAGTTCTTACTTCTTCGGTTAATCCTGTAGCCACAGAACTTGGAATCCAACTTAGCCCAGATGCTCTTAATTCTGTTGCCGAACAAGCCTACATAAATGGCTGGACTTCAACTGACCAGATTAAAGCCGCGCTGGTTAGCCAATATCATTACAATCCACTTGCTACTGCTACCCAAGGCGGAACTCTTGGCAAGACTATTGCCGACCTTTCCGCCATTGCTAGTAACTATGGAATCCCACTTCCTAAAGACCCAATGCAAATTGAAAGTTTCATTAAGCAAATTGTTGCCCCTGGAAATCAGAATCCAGCTCTCGGTGGCAATGCTGAAGAAATCTTTACTGAATACGCTAAAAACCAAGCGAAGGCTTTGTATCCTTGGATGTCAAGTGCCATTGATAACGGCATCAGCGTTAAGTCCTATCTCACACCTTATCAAACGCAGATTGCTAACACCCTTGATATTTCCCCAGATTCGATTAACTGGCAAGACCCTAAGTGGCAAGGTTTAATCAATATTCCAGACCCAACCAAGCCCGGTCAAACCACCCAAGCCAACATGACTCAAGTAATGAAAACCATTAAGACAGACCCTCAATACGGGTGGAATTACACCAACGCGGCTAAAACACAAGCCTCAGACTTTGCAAGCCAACTTAAGACTATGTTCGGATTACAGGGGTAAATCATGGGAACTAAAACGAAATCTACCGCAACCCCTCCTTCCATTGCTCAATTAGCGGCTAACCAAGCAACCATTCTTGCTAATGCCACAAAAGGCGCGGCGGCGGCTAAAGCGCAACTTGCCTCGGCTCAAGCAGATCAAGCCAGTCAGATTGCTTCCAATACTGCTCTCGCGGCGCAAACAGGGGGAACCGTCAATCCTGCTACTGGCCACATCACGCCAAAGGCGGTTAGTCCTGCTCCAGTAAATCCAGTAAATCCTTTGGCTAAGGGAACAGTTGTCGGAACTCCCCAAGTTATTAAAAATGCAGATGGAACTATCACCACAGTTACCACAGTCGCAGATGGCAATGGTGGATTTACGAGTTCGCAAACAACTTCTGGAACACCAACATTTACCCCTTCAGCAAGTGATGAATCTGCTATCGGGGCAATTACAGATGTATTAGGTTCTGCTGGTCTTGGTTCAGTTGCTCAAACCGCATGGGCGCAATTGAACTCTGGAGTTCCAGCCTCTCAAATCATTTCAGATATTCGATCAGGAAATCCGATTTACGGAAACGCTTATGCTCAACGCTTTCCTGGCATGGCGGCTCTTGCGGCTAAAGGTCAAGCAATCAATGAAGGTACATATATCAGTCTTGAAAAAAGTTACACAGAGGTATTGAAATCTGCTGGTATCCCTAGCGGAACTTTTGATACAACCGCCTATATGGGAAATTTGATTGCTAATAACATCAACCCAACAGACCTTCAATCCCGTGTAACGGCAGCCCAAAATAGCGTTCTTTCTCTTGACCCAAATATTCGTCAATACGCTTTGGACACCTACGGACTTGATTCAGGTCATCTTGCGGCATGGGCATTAGACCCAAGCCAAGCCTTGCCAAAAATCCAACAACAGGCTCAAGCCATGCAAATCGGTGGCGCGGCTCTCCAGCAAGGATTTAATGGCGCAGGAGCCAACGGGGAACTTACTACTGCCCAAGCTGAAGCACTTGCTAACCAAGGTATTAGCCAATCTCAGGCGCAAGCAGGGTTTAGCAACTTGGCTCAAGAAACCCAATTTGAAACCCAGTTACCTGGAGATGTGGCAACCGCCCTTAGCAACCAACAACTTATTAACAGTCAATTCAAGTCCAACGGTTCAGATGTTCTTGCCTTCCAGCACCTTCAACAACAGAAGGTTAATGAGTTCAACCAAGGCGGAGCAATTGCGGCTGATTCAAGCGGAGTTAAGGGAATTGGCGCAAGCAATCTAACTGCTTAGGTTTAGACAAAAGAACGCGTTATGTGTATTCTTTAATTGCGCTCCTGAAAAGTTCTAAGTCTATTCCTCGTCTAGTTAGAGCCACCAAGAGGAATCGCGGCTCCGTTCGCCGCTATAACAATGAATGAGGCAATGAGGGCTTGCCCCGCGTATTGGTTAAGCGGTGTCAGGTTCGGTTACGACCACCTTAAACACTAACCCTGCCTAAGTGCTTTCCTAGTAACTTAGCGATACAGAATTGGAAAACAATCATGTCAAATGAAAATGACGATTTCGAAAATGAAGAATTAGAACTAGAACAAAATAACGAACAAAGTGGAGATACTGCTCTACTGCGTGACTTGAGAAAGCAAGCCAAAGATGGCAAGCAAGCCAAGCGTGAGGCTGAATTAGCCAAGCAAGAGGCAGATGCGGCTAGGCGTGAACTTGCTCTATTGAAGTCAGGCATTGACATCAACTCTCCAACTGGAAAGTTATTTGCTAAGTCCTATGAAGGTGAATTGACAGCAGAAGCAATCAAGGCAGAAGCGGAACAGTATGGCTTAATCGCCACTTCTGAAACCCAATCTGTTAAAGAGGAATTAAGCGCAATTGATCGCGTATCAAATGCCTCCGCTGGTTCTCAGGCTTTCATTGCACCTTCAGCACTTGATGATATTCGCAATGCGGATTCACCAGAGGCAGTTCTGGCTATTGTTTCAAAACTCGGTATCCCAATTTCAAATGAGCAACCTCAATCTGGATTCATCCGAATCTAGTCCTCATTTCCGAAAGAAGGCGAATAAATGGCTTTAACCCAAGTTTCTTCGCTTGATCTCTCGAAGGCCGCGTATGAGCAAATTGCTTACTATGCCCTTCGCCCAGAGCTTTATTACGATGCTCTTGTAGAGGTTAAGTCCACAGATGCTACCAATCGCGGTGTATCTGTAACATTCACAATCGCTTCCGACCTTGCTGAAGCATCAACAGCATTGACAGAAACTTCAGACATCACTCCAGTAGCGATGGCTGACTCATACATCACCGTTACTCCTCTTGAATACGGTAACGCAATCCAACTTACTGCCAAGCTCGGTGCTACCGCGTTTATGGAAGTAAACCCAATCGCCGCACAGGTTGTTGGTTGGAACGCTGGTATCTCAACAGACGGCATCGCTCGTACTGCTGCTGGTACAGGTACTCAGGTTGCCTACTCAGGCGCAGTTGCAGGTCGTACATCTCTTGCTAAGACAAATACTCTTGTAGGTTCAGATGTCCGTAATGCAGTTGCTAAGTTGCGTAAGCAGAATGTCGCAACATTCAACGGCATGTATAAGGGTCTTATCCACCCAGATGTTTCCTACGATTTTCGTGGCGCAACAGGTGGAACTAACTGGTCTGACCCACATGTTTATTCCGACCCATCAGGTATCTACAATGGCGTGATCGGTAACTTCCAAGGCGTACAGTTCATGGAAACACCACGCGCACCATTCTTCTCTGACGGTGGAACAAACTCATACACAATCTCAACGATTGCCGTTACTTCAAATGTGGCTACAATCACCACATCTGCTGCACACGGTCTTTCAGTTGGTGACACACTCACCATCTCAGGTGCTACCGCTACATCTGGTACTGGTTCAACTTCACAACTTGGCTTCAACGCTCAGTTCACAGTTACAACCGTTCCAACAACCACAACTTTGACATTTTCAGTTCTTGGATTGTCAAATGTGAACGCTGGTACTTCATTGACACTCGTTGTCAACGCAGTAGATGTGTACGGAACCTTGGTCTTGGGTCGTCAGGCTCTCGCTAAGGCTTTCTCAACCGGTGGCGGTTATGGAATCCAACCAATCTTGGTTGATATTCCCGTCATTGACACACTCCGCCGCTTTACTGGAGTTGGCTGGAAGCACTTTGTCGGGTATGCTCCATTCCGTCAAGCTGCTTTGTTCCGCATTGAATCTGGTTCTTCAATCGGACAGTAAGTAACTTAGGGGAGTCACCCGCTTAACCTTTCTCGGGTGGTTCCCCGTTCTACTTTAGGAGCGTGACAAATGGCAACTTTTACTCCCCCAGCGAGAACCTTTGTTCCCGTTATTACGGATAACACCCCAGAGTTTCAAAAGCGACCTTTTGCTTATTTCACGCCTTCGATTCCTAAAGGCAATAATGTGTGGATAGATACCAACAATGTTGTATCTGAAACCCAACCTCCGCTTTGGGTAGCCCAAACTTATTACAACGCAAATGGCTCTATTGCCTCAAGTAGCCCTGGCGTTAAAGCCGTTTATTATGGCGGTCATTCCTATACAATTAGTGACAGCGAAGTTCAAATTCTGACAAACGCTGGTTACGGAGCGTACATAAGTTGAAAACTGAAACTACAACAGTTTGCGCTCATTCCAATTTTAAATTTTCATCCAAAGATGGCTGGATATGTAAGAATTGCTATAAACCACTTACCGAAGATGAACTTCCACACCGCGAAGGCTTTCCCATGCTCGGTTTTGGAGATTTAAGAGATAGCGTAAAGGCAGTTAATGATCGTGAAGAACGCTGGCAAAAAGATATGCCAGCCTACAAACGCCTTCGTCAGCAAGGGTATCAACCCAAGGGAATTGATGGAGCCGCCCGTATTGAAGCTGGAGCCACAACCCGTTTTGAGATTGAATCAGGTCAAGTCCTAGAAGGACAAACTAAGAAAATCGAAGCCGCAGTAGAAGCAATTGAACATGTAACAGGCAAATCCATTTATGACCCTAACACAACGGCGGTAAATCTATGACAACTGTTCAAAATTGGATTGACCAGACTCGTTCTTATTTAATGAGTGGTTATGTTGAAAATCGTAATCAACTTGCTCTTGCTTATACCGCAGGTAGCGGAACCCTTACATTTGCTCAATCTACTGATGGTATCCGCTCCGGTACGCGCCTTTCTATTGGAACCAATACTTTTTATGTCTGGTCTATTTCAGGTTCAACTGCCAGCGTATTGGCTGGAGAAGAAGGTTCAACCGATGCTAATGCGGCTATTGGAACTCTTGTTCGTGTTGCCCCACGCTTTACGGGCAACGACATTCTCAATCAATTAGGCAATGAGATAAATGATTTGTCATCTCCCACCAATGGTCTTTATGGAATCCAAACTTACGATTTCACTTACAATCCGATTCTAACGGGTTACGACCTTAGCCCTATTGCCGATCAATTGATTTCCATTTATGAAGTTAAGTATTTGACTCCTGGACCTGCCCACGACAACCCACGCATTTCCAATACCAAGTGGCGTTTGAACCGCAATGCAGATACGGCACAATTCCCATCTGGAATCTCACTTCAATTATTTTCTCCTGGTTATGCAGGTTTTGGCGTTCGAGTTGTTTACAAGGCAAACCTCACAATGCCAACTACCACCTATGCCAATGTCGCTTCTACTGGATTGCAAAATACGGCTTTTGATATTCCTCCACTTGGAGCTGCAATTCGCTTGATGGAAGGGCGCGAAATTAAGCGCGACTTTACCGAAGCACAGGGCGATACTCGCAGAGGAAGTGAAGTTCCAGCAGGAGCAATCATGCAATCTTCTAATGGACTTCAGCAATTACGCGCTCGCCGTATCGCAGCAGAAGCCGCAAAATTGGAAGCCTTGTACCCAAGTTATAGGAGTTAAGCATGACAATTTCGCCATCGCTTTCCTATGACACACCTTTTAGACCAGCGGTTCCTTTTTACTCTGGAAGTTCTACTTCTTCCAATGTTCCTTGGCCTTATCCCGTAGCACTTGATGGTCACCCTTACATGCTCCAATGGGACAAAGATTCAATCGGAGTATGGGGAGCAAAATTCAAGCGCGAAACATTGCCGCTTGTTCGTAACCAAGCCGATAACTCTAATACCCCTGGAGAGCAATCTATCTCCCCCGAACAACTATGGCGCAGAAGTCAAGATACATGGTTGGGTGGAGAAGGTCAGACCTACCTTGATCGTGCTACATCACTACTCAATCGCTATAACGATTCAATAGGAATTAACCCTTGGAATCCTTGGCAACTTTCCCTTCTTAATGACACATCTCGCGTTTATACTTCGGCAAATACTGGGCTTGCTTGCTTAAACACGGGAACCAATGTGTACATCATTGATGGAACCGCTCTTAAATACACCTCAGATATGTCCACATTTACCAGCGTGACTGGCATGACTGGCTCACCAGTATCTATGGCTTCTGATGGCGCAACCATTTATACGGCGAATAGTTCAAACGGCATTTACTCTGGAACACTCGGCGGAGCATCTGTTTCTTCTTTCGCAACCGGAACTGTTACCTTGGTTCGCTATACCAAGTCACGCCTTATGGCGGCTGGTGGTGGCAAACTTTACAATGTTCTTTCTAGCGGAGCATTGCCTACTGCACTCCTTGACCTTTCGGCTCGCAACTTTACTTGGGTAGATATTTGCGGTGGTCTTAGCCAGATTTATGCGGCTGGATACGCTGGAACTAAATCCATTATTTATCGAACCGCAATCCTTTCTGATGGAACCGCACTTGCAGTTCCTACCGTTGCGGCTGAATTACCAGATGGAGAAATCGTTCGTTCGATTGCTTCCTATCTTGGTTATGTTCTTATTGGAACCGATAAGGGCGTTCGTTTTTGCCAAGTCAATTCAGATGGCTCGCTGACTTTGGGTGGAATCATCACAACTAGCCAACCCGTTTATTGCTTTGAGCCACAATCTCGCTTTGTCTGGTATGGCTTGTCCAACTACGATGGCAATAACTCTTTCTTGGGTCGCATGGATTTGACCACCTTTACCAACACTCTAGTTCCAGCCTACGCAGCCGACCTTCAAGCCTATTCTCAAGGCGCGGTTCGCTCGGTTATTACCTTTAATAACAAAAGGTATTTCACCGTTGATGGCTATGGATTGGTCGGGGAAACTAGCACTCCAGTTGCTTCTGGAACTTTCGTCAGCGGAGTTATTTCCTACGGTCTTTCAGACCCCAAAGTTGCTATGTATGTGGACATTAAACATGAGCCACTTAAAGGCTCAATTCAAGTAGGCATTATTGCCGATACTTCCGATCAATATGCGGCGGCTACAAATGCCACAACTATTGGAACTTCAAGCGTAGTGGGAAGTGTATCTCCTACTTATGCTTTCCCCGCTGGTCAGCTTGTAGGTGAGAACTTTCAGATAGTTCTTACCCTTAATTCCGATGGCACAAATAGTCCCGTTTTGACTCGCTGGATTTTGCGCTCCATGCCAATTCCGATTAGAACGGCTCAATGGAATGTTCCGATTATGCTCTTTTCAACAATTACGGTTGGCGATAAAGATTGGGCAGTTAAAGTTCCAGATGAACTCACTCACCTTTATGACCTATGGCAATCACAGAAGGTCTTTACTTTCCAAATGGGATTTGAAACCTACCAAGTGGTACTCTATGACTACCAATGGTTGCCTGAAATAGTGAATATTCACGGGGAAACAGAAGGAACATTCTTTGCTCAACTTAAAGAGATAGCGGGTTAATAATGGGTGCAAGAGTCTACACGGGTGCGGCAACCCCCACCACTATTACAAGTTCGATTACGAATGTATCCACCAGCGTAACAATTGCTTCCGCAACTAACTGGCTTACATCTGGGCAATTTTCCGTTGTCATTGATCCCGGACTAGCTGGTGAAGAAAAGTGCCTTGCTACCCTTTCTGGAACAACCCTTACTTTCGTTACTCGCGGTTATGACAATACAACCGCAGCATCTCACAACTCTGGTGCGGTAATTTATCCAGTCCCTACCGCAATTGATTTTTCGGAAGCGAACACCCATGTAAACGCTTCTAGCGCAGTTCATGGAATTACTGGTTCCGTTGTCGGCACAACTGATACTCAAACCCTCACCAACAAAGACCTGACCGATTCGACCAACAAGATTAACTGGTCTGCTTTTGCCGGCAAAAACGCCATCATCAACGGCGGAATGGATATTTGGCAACGCGGTACTTCGTTTAGCGGAATTGGAAATTTGACCTACACCGCAGACCGTTGGTTCACCGAAACAGGTGGAACTGCGAATGTGACTCAACAAACCTTTACCGCTGGCTCGGCCCCAGTATCGGGATACGAAGGCACTTACTATCTTCAATACGCAACCGCGACAACAAATAGCGTTCACGGAATTGACCAAAAGATAGAAGATGTTAGAGCGTTTGCAGGGCAGACAGTAACCATCTCCGCTTGGATGAAAGCAACTGCGGCAACAACAATAACCGTTATCGCAAGTCAGTTTTTTGGAAGTGGTGGCTCTACACAGGTTGATGCTGGTTCAACAACTTGGACTTTGGGTACATCTTGGCAGCGCTACACATTTACTGTTGCGATTCCTTCAATTTCAGGAAAAACAATCGGAACAGGCTCGGCTCTCAATATCCGCTTCCTCAATCTTACAAACGCTTCATTCACTTTCCAACTTTGGGGCGTACAAATGGAAGCAGGTTCGGTGGCAACTGCCTTCTCCCGCGCTGGTGGCATACTTCAGGGGGAGTTAGCCGCTTGCCAGAGGTATTACTGGCGAGAAAACTGGGATGCACAAACTACTTATGCAATTTTTGGACAAGGCTCAGCAACTTCAACAACTATTGCATATTGCCAAACAGCGTTTCCAGTTCAGATGCGAGTGAAACCAACTGCTATTGATTTTCCTGCGGTTGGCACCTATTTTCAATGTCTAGATGCAACCGCAGGTGGCGCAACAATGACCGCACTTTCTTTTGACGTAAATCAAACAACTTCATCATTAGGGTTTCTTGTTGCAACTGTTGCATCAGGTCTTACTCAATTTAGGCCTTATGTTATTCGTGGTCTAAATTCAACCGCCGCTTACTTAGGATGGACTGCCGAACTATGATAGAAATTACGAAAGACCAATGGGGCAATGAATATGTAACCATTGAAAATGATGGCAATTTTACTGTTATGCTCAAGTCAACTTACGATGCTCAACAAGCATCTGACACACTCCCATCCAACTCTTCAACACCACAGGCAGGTAACTAATGAGCAGAGCGCAGAGTCGGTCGCAAGGGTTGAGCAGAATACAGGCAGAGGCTACGGCTCAGGCTAATTTCACGGCGCAGTTGGCGGCTACTAATGCGAAGTTAGAGGCGTTGGGGCTGACGGCTCAGGATATTGGAACGCTATTAAACGCGGCTAAAGCGTAATACATAACCGAAAGGCGCAACCATGTTCAAGGCAACAGTAAGCGATGGCTTGCTTAATCAAGCTAATTTTTCCGGAGCTATCTATTACTACATGGCGGTTGGAGCAATGGTATTGGGTTCACTTGGTTGGTTTGTAAAACATGCTCACAACATGGATGCCCGACTTAAGAGAATTGAATATGCTTTGTTTAACAATGGCAAAACTGGTCTAATAAATAAAATGGACATTCTTTTGGAAAACCAACAATCAATTAAACTGGATGTCGAGGTCTTGAAAGATCGTAATGAGCGCGAATAAAATAGATCAATTATTTCAAAAAACCGCAGATTTTGCTTCTGAGTTTTGTGGTACTCCTTTATTTTTAGGGATGCACTTATTTTGGTGGATTTTATGGTTCATTTTCAGACCAGAACATTTTCCATTTAACTTTCTCACCATGCTCCTTTCCCTTGAGGCAATCGTGCTTGCTATTTTGATTCTCAATTCATCTAATCGCCAAGGCGAATTTGACCGCGCAATTATTCAAAGAGATGTGGATTTAGATGCTCAAACTCACGCAACAATTGGAAAAATCTGGGAAAAAATGAATGAATAATTACGAACCACGCGAGGGAGATTTTGGTGTTATTAAGAGTCGCGGAGTATTTGCTCGCCTTATCCAAGTCGGAACTGTATCTCGGTGGAACCACGCCTTCATTTATATCGGAAACGGCAAGATTGTGGAAGCCAATCCCAAAGGAGTAGAGGTAAGTGATGCTTCCAAGTATCCCCTTATCGCGTGGAATCGCCATGAGGAATTAACAGACTTAGACCGCAAATTGATTGTGCAACATGCAGTTGAACAAGTTGGGAAACCTTACAATTTTCTTATTATTTTCAACCTTGTTCTGCGTATTTTGGGTTTGAGAGTTTTGGCTAATACTCATTTTCTTTACAAGTTAGCCCAAAAAGAAGGTTATATCTGCTCAGAATTGGTAGCCGAGGCGTATGCTATGGCTAGATGCCCAGTCACAACAAAGGCTCCAGACCTTTGCACTCCTGGCGATTTGGCAGAAAGATTGGTGTACGCGTGATTAAACTCGTTCTTTCCGACCCGCATAATTACTACAAAGACCGACAAGGCCACCGCATTAACCGCATTTTTTTTCATAGAACTGCCATTCGCGGTGATACTGCTATTGGTGAAGGAAAGTATTTTGCTTCCCATAATGTAGGGGCAAGCGCACATTATTTCATTGACCTTGCAGGAAACATTGTTCAAAGCGTTCCCGATCACGCAACTGCCTACGCGGTTGCCCAACTTGATGAAAACTTTGGTTCTATCTCCATCGAGTTTACTGGACTCAATGACACGCCTTTAACTCAATCTCAGATTAAGTCAGCAATTTCTCTTATTCGGGGCAACGCATTTCTTAAATCCGTACAACCTCACCGCCTTGCTATTTCTGAAATTACACCACGCATTGTCAGCGGTTACGCAAATCACGCTGATGTGACAACGGCTTATTCAATTTCGGGCGGACATACCGATAAAATTAACGAAGCGGAAATCGAAACTATTCTTAAAGGAGTCGCAGCGTGACAACGCTCTACCTAACAAATGACACACTATCAGCCACAGATTTTCAAACAGTAGTAGATAGCGTTAAGTGGTTTGCCCCACTTGTTGCACAGGCTTGGAACTTGCCCCCAGTTACAGTTACCACAACTCCGACTACTGGAGCTTGGGTTGTCAATGTAACCAATAAGAATCGTCATGTAAATGCAGGGGCTTACCATGTGGATACCGCTGGAATCCCAACGGCATGGTGTTCTTTAGCCGCAGTTAATAACAAAATTGGTGGCTATTACGCTCCGGCTCGTTTTGGGCTAATCAAAAACTTTTTGGGTCGTTGGGTAAAGTCCACTACCCCTACCAGCCTTGCTCGCTATTCCAGCGGAGTAGTCACAGATGTTTGCCATGAAGTAGCCGAGATGCTGGTAGATAGCGCAATTTCCAACTTCTCAGCCCCCGATTCCCAAGGTCGCGATTGGCTCGTTGAAACCTGCGATCATGTTTTCAATACATTCCAAGTTCATTCCATAGGTTCAACCGTATGCGTATTTCCCAATTTCACCACGCCAAACTTCTATAAAGTAGGCGCATCTGCCCCTTATGACTTCTTGGGAGTCGTCAAGGCTCCTTTCACCATGACCCCTAGCGGGTACGCTTTTTACAAAGGTCCAAATGGCACTTTGATAAAAGTGGCGTAAGATTACGAAACCATCTAGCAAAGGAATACTATGAAATTCAAAATCCCTAGTTCGGTAATTAAGTCTTATTGGCATGCTTATATCGGTATTGCCTTGACCTACGGCTCTGATTATCTGTTCAAACTCGCCAATAGCGACAAGCCTAAATTCCATGCCGCAGTTTTTGGTTGGGGTTTGCTTGGAGCAGTGGGTGCACCTGCCACTCGCGCTCTTGTAGCAAAATGGCCTTTCCTATCCCCTCTTGCACTTCGCCTAGCTACCAAGGTAGCCGAGGAAGCAAAGACTCCAACTCCGACTGTTTGAGGTACAATTTATGGATACGCAACCTTCTGATTCGCTCCTAGCGGGGCTTTCAATCGTAGTAGATGCAGTAGTGACTAAAGCGCAACCGCAACCTGAAACCAAGGAGCAAGAATGACAGTCGGACTCTCGCCAACACTTTTGGCAAACAAATGGCTTAACATGCTCAACGGAACGGCTTTTGCCTCTGCTCCTACCGCTTGTTACATTGAATTGCATATTGGCGACCCTGGCGTAAACGGAACGACAAACCCTTCAGTAGTAACAACTCGCCAAGCAGTTACTTGGTCAGCCGCTTCTGGTGGCGCACTTACGCTCTCCAACTCTCCATCATTTACCATGACTGGAACTGAAACCATCTCCCATGTTGCCGTTTGGGATGCTTCGACTTCAGGTAACTTTTTGTTTTCATCTGCACTTACCGCCTCCAAGTCGGTTGTTGCTACGGATGTTTTGACATTTACCACTTTCGGAGTTTCCTTTACACCTATCGCCGCGTAAGGGGCTTAACTCATGGCATCCCCAATTTATGATTGCTCAGTTCGTACTTCCGTTGTCGCTTCTGGCGGTGCGTTAGTTCAACTCGTACCACCAGCCGCCGCACCTGCTGCAACTCCACTCCCATTCTGTATCTTCAACACAGGTATAGGTCAGATTGCGGATGTAACGCTCTCCTGGACTGAGTAATTCATGGCGGTGACCCAAGGGGGAGCCTTTGGTAATAAAACTCTTACCAATATACCTGCACAAACTCCCCCTCAAGTCGTTTCAACCACCCGCATATATCTACCAGATGCCAACGGCATCAACCTTAATAACGCTGATACGCAAAGCCCTATTGCCTTTTCTACAACTTCCAATACTCAGCAATGAGCACTTCCAACCTAGCCCATCAACTTGTAGTCATTGATTACCATTCAAGTTTTTATGGTTCTGGCACAAGGGCTTTCTACAATGGCGGTGTTTTGGTTTATGCCAAAATCGCAAGCGTTACTTCACAAACTACTTTTGGTACAACATCTACCGCAGTTCGCAAACCTCAAGCCCAAGATTCAACGGCAATTACCTTTGGAACAACTTCAACTGCCAAGAAAATTCAAAGCCCATCAACTAGCCCTAGCACTACTTTTACCACAACCGTTACTGCAAAACTCACCAAATCAGTTCAAGTAAGTTTTGCTATTACCGAATCAACAACTGCAACTGCCAAGAAAACTCAAACCGTTGCAACCACTTTTCCAATTACAGTTACTGGAAATGTAACCGTCAGGAGAAATCTCAGCACCGGAACTTCCCTGCCGATCACGGTAAATAGAACTCCAACTACAGCTTCCCTCTATCACCCACAAGTCACCTTTACGATTACCGCTGGTACAACTTCAGCTGCCAACAAATTCAAAATGGCTCAAACCACTTTGGGCGTAACTGCCACCACTACGCAAACCGCTAAAAAGGTAATGGGAATTGCTACCAATTTGGCAATTACCGCTAACCGCACCTCTCAAGCAGGGCGCGTTATCAATGCCCTTGCCAACCTTGCTATTTCTACCGCGTTGCTCACAACAGTCAAAAAGTCGAACCCGATTACCGACCATAAGATTGTTGCCTACTCTGAGGTTTCCCCAACCCTTTGGGTGGATACAACAGGTGATATTTTCTGGTCTGCCCAGATGGGCGATCAACTCAATTACGCCGCAGTTATTCAAGATAAGAGGCGAACTGCTATCCTTGGCACAAGGCTTTGGTCGGCTTTAATCTCCAATAGGCTCTGGAACGGACAAACCCAATGACAAATGTGTACCCACTAGGTAGCGTTGAATTTCAACCTATTCTCGTTACCCGCGATAATGTGGTCATTACTTCTGGCGTTTCCTTTGCCGTTATATCGCTTAATACTGCCCCTAAGAGTAGCGATTGGTTCTCAGCCACAGTCTTACCTACCGCAGCCTATCCAAGCGGTGCTACGGGCTTCCTGACAGGTTCTTATGGGGCTGGAACTTGGGCAGTATGGGCGCAGGTTTCCGATTCCCCAGAAACTCCAATTATCAATTGCGGGACTTTTCAAGTATCCTCACTTTAGTCGTAGAGATTCGAGAAATCCCCTCAGAAATGGGGGGATTTTTTATTGCCCAAATGCTTCACAAATTCATTTAATCTGTTACGCTCTGTTCAACCAATAGAAAGGGTTGAACTATGAAAGATAAGGTTGAGGAAATCCTCAAAGAACGGCAACTGCAATACGGCGATGCAGAGGTTAATTTCGCCACCGTTGGTCGTATCTGGGGTGCGCTTACCCATCAAGACGATTTAAGTCCCGTTGAAGTGGCAACCTTTATGATCGCATGGAAAATGGCGAGAGCGTTTGCCAACCCATCACACGAAGATTCTTGGCACGATCTTGCTGGTTATGTCACTCTTGCCACCGAAATCGCTTCCCAACTTTGGGAGGCTTAACCGATGAGCCTTGTAGATGATCTCGATAATGATGAATTATTCCGTCACACTAACGGCGGTAAATGTACCTTTTGCGTATTTCTTAAAAATCTTGATAAAGCCTCACTTGCTAAGATAAATGAAAGATTGGCTAGGGAAGATACAACAAGTGCTTCCATTGCTAGAATTCTTAAAAAGAACGGCATTGAAATTAAGGAAGGCGTAATTTCACGCCATCGGCGCGGAGATTGTGCGGGTGCCAAGTGAGCCTAGAAG